ACTTAATGTGCCTTGATCCCAATCAGAAAAACTCACATTCCCGGCTTCAGATTGTGTTCTTCTATCTGATGAACCCTCGTCAACTGGTAATCCTCTTTTCTCACCAGCTGGATTAGTTAATGTATAATCTTGATTTAATAAATTATCCCCATGTTGTAAAGTTTGTATTTTACCATCTACTCTAAACGGACCAAGTAAAGCAGTGCTTTTTTCTTTGTCCATGAAAACCTTATTAAAATACTTAAATGGCATTTGGGCTTCTTGGCCAAGTTTTATCTCATTTAAGATATTTGTGTAGTTATACTTTTGTATGCTTTCTTGGAAAGCTTCATCTGTTTTGTCTCCTACTCCAAAGCTTATTAAATTTTTTAATGTTTTAGCGTGTGAGTTTCTTATACAAACACTGTAACCTACCCTTGTTCTATTTCGTGCAAAATGCACGGTATTGTGTCCGTTAATACCCTCCGCATCTAATACGAATATAATAAAACCACCTAATTCTCCGTTCCATTTTCCACTAGCGTCTAAGATTGGATAAGCGAAATTAAAAACCTGTCTCATTTGAGACGAAGAGCTTGTTCTGTAGCCCACTCTTCTTTCTTCAATGATATTATTGTCTGCATCTAAAAAAACATCGTTATTACTTATACCAGTAAAGTTAATGTCCTTAGCATCCACAATGACAAAAGCCCCCTTTTTGCTTGTGACTTGACTTGCATGTGGGCGTTCATCAACGAAACCCATTGCCAAAGAGAAAATAGTAGCATCACCAACTATTTCAAGAGCAAATGTTTCCCAGAAAGATTTTAGTCTATCTGTTATGATTTGTTGTATGTTCTCTTGCGAGACTCCTTCAAAACCATAATCTCTTATCAGGTTATTAATGTATTTTTGTTGAGGAGTCGCATTAGTAGCTTCAGTAATCTGTATATCTTTGAATCCTTCAAAACCTTGAATTATGTTAGTAGCTATTTCAGCATTCGCTGACAAGGTTGCCGCACCATTTCTATCTGCGCCCACATAAAAAACATTTTTAGTAAGGTGCTTGAGAAAAGTATATCTCAGGGGCGAGGAGTCTTGAAATATTTGAGGCATGGTGTTGCCATCCAATCCATTATTCATAATGAAGTTCCTTGGCCCCAAAAAATCCTCATATTCTAATACGTTGTCTCTTACTTTAAGCAAGTATGCATACACATTAGAAAAACCAAGACTGGCAGTGTTTACGACTGAGAATATACCCCCTCCAACTTGTCTTCCGTCATTCTGCCATGCATTATACCAAGTAGTATGTCTATGATATGTGTAGTTATCTCCACGACCCGGTCCATCAAGTTCTGATATTGATCTACTTTTTAAAATATCCTCACCCAAATCATTTAGAATTGAAGGTATTTCTCCAACGCCATTCTCCGCTTCAGCTAAAGGGTTTTTAAATTCTGGGGCTTGCAGAATAGAAATATCATTTGTTTCAGCTATGGCTGTTCCATCTAAATAAATTCCCTGTAAGTTTGATACTCCATTTAAAGCAGATCCATTTCTATTTACCAGACCCTTGATCGGTCCATCGCTAATTAAATCTAGAAGTTCTGCGTAAGTAAATGAAGAAGCAAGCTGATGGACCCCCAGTTTAGGCGGCTTTAATACAGGAGGTTTTGGCTTAGGTTTTTTCTTGCCAGCGCCTTGTGCAGAAAATCTTCTCTTGTTAATTAAATGCTTCATATCCTGTTAGTTATGCTTGATGAATCAGAAGATGAATTTGTGTCTAGCAAGAAGAAGGGGTTAGCTGACATTGCTTTGATACTGGACTCGTTTTGTGGGAAAGACTTCAGGCAAAATTGCACAACCTTTGACCCTACCTTTAATCTACCGAAACCCACGGGGACGGGGGTTCCTTGGGCGGCTACATTAACCTTATTAGAAAAAGTAAAAGATTCTTGTAATGCTCTAGTGGTGGCTGAAATAGGTTCTGGGGCTTCTGGTTTTGGCGCTAAAGCCATTTGCAGACCTGTTGTAATTGCCGCTAATGCTGCTAAAGTAAGAGCCTTGGTCACACCAACCGCCCCAACTGCCCCTAAGAATGTGGTTCCCCCAGCAAGAAGTGCTGGTAACAATATGGGACCAGCTCCCACAATCATTGGGACTATGTCTATAACTTCTGGTTTTTTGTTTATTTCTAATTCAGTTAAATCTGAGATTTTTTTATTATCTACGACTATGGTGTAAGCGAATCCTTGTTTTGCTAAACTAACAATTCTATTGGTAAAGTTTTTCTTATTAGCGTCAATAGCTCGGACAACGTCTTTCGCCTTATCAAGATTAAAACGAAAACTTTTGCCGAACTCCCTAGCTAATAACCCATGTAATCTAACTTCAGTCATAGTTTTTCCTTAAACCTGTCTACTATACTTACATCTGATTCTGTTGTTTTGGGCGAATAAATATTAAATTTTTGAGTATTTAAAGAATACACTAAGAAAGGAATGCAGCAATTCTCTGACATTTTTACATCAAACTCAGAAAATTTTTCGTCTCCTAATATGTGACTATGGAAACACATCAATAAATTAAAATCATTTTTAAACAATAAATACTCAACAGGGTCTATACAGAAAAAGTTTTTTGCGTCCTCTGAGATGTTCTTGGCTTTTTTAAGTATGTATTTACCGTTAGATTTGCCCACAAAACCGCAAATCTCTTGTGCCGGGTTCTTGTGTGACAATACTTTAATTTTATTAAGAATATCTATGATTCTTCTAGATGAATAGTTCATGCCTGATAAGTAAATCCGTCTGTTCCGGGGAAACCCCCGAAGGGTAAGTGATAATATTGAACTGTTCTTTCAGTTGTCACAGTTTCAGGGCGCATTAGTTTTTTTGTCCCAGAATAAACGTCATGATACCCAGATAAATCCATAGGTGTAAGACCCGGAACAGCGGCCCCATGTGCGTCTAAAAACACAGGTCTTTTTGCTGCTGGATAGCTCCCCCCAAAGGTGGCACCGCCATCAGACCCCTGTTCACTTTCACTCGGGAATCTTGTCCCTTGCCACCAAGCAACGAGTTGGCTATCGTCACCAGTTAAACTAGATGGCGCTCTGTTGTAATCTCTAAAGGTGCTTATGGGAGAACCTGCTGCTATTTGATTGTTTTCGTCATCTTCTCTTTCATTTATGTTTTCTAGTAGTATTCCCACCTCATCTTGAGCTAATTCCCTTTTCCAAACCGCACACCCAATATAATTAGCTTGGGCGCTGTATCTAGCTGCATCTCTAGAGGTAAGCACATTTTGTCCGGGGTTAGAATAATTTAGATTAGATCCCAATGAAAAACAGTTAGTTTTCCAATGTAAGTCAGCGCCACCTTGCCGCTCATAAATAGCATTGAGGTTATAAGTGTTAGCTGGCGGGACTATGTTATTTTCATATTGACCAGATTTATCTAAATTATATGTTTTGAGTTCTTTGTCAGTGCTATTGTAGCTTATCACTATCAGTTTTCTGCGTGAAAACCTTCGTATGTTGAAATGTGCAGCTAGAGAGTCATTAACCCCATCTGCCCGGTTAACAGCAAGCCACGCAAAGACCCACCCATCATCCCATGTCATGATAGTAAATTTACCACCATCGTCAGTTTCATTTGCAGTTTGAGCGCCGGGAAGAGTAAGGGGCGGTGTCCATGCCTGTGACGCGTTTCTCCAACCAGTCCTAGTGTCTAAATATCCACCAGCTTCATCCACCGAGTTGATAAAATCAGCAAAAAGAGCTATTGTCCAATCGCTGTTTGTCCCATCAGCGTTTGTGTAAAGACCTGTTAACTCATCTGACTCTGAGATCAAAATACCTGCATGATCAGTAGAAGTCCCCGGATGTTGAATGTGACTACCACTAATAATTACAGCATCTTCATCCACAGCCAATCCAAACGACTCTTCATATTTGATTGTCTCATCATTAAATCGTAACTTACAAGAAGATATTTTTTTGTTACAACCGTCTTTCGCCCAATATGTTGGGTTGTCTTCTGGCCTTTGACCAGTGTTTCCAGAAACGCAAACATACCAAATCTTCATGGGACTTGGTGATGTTTGCTGTGTTGCCCCGACATCATTAATTAAAATCTTCGGGTTTTCTAGATAAGCTACGTCAGACAGCTTATACCCTCTCGTTGCTTGCCATAAAAATCTTGGGTCGTTCGCAATAAATTCATCCTCATCTGATGAGGATAGAGGGACCACGCTCTCTCCCGTCCCCGCTCTTTTAAATCCCTCTCCGTCTTCTTGGTTTATCGGTGGGCCTTGATATCTGCACCCCGCCCCCCTATAAGTCCAATAACAGTATTTTCCTAATATTCTCCTGTGGTTTACTTCAAAATTTTCTAAGTCTAAGGGTGAAGTCAACTCAAACTCCACAAATACTCTGTTCTCTTCTGTTTTTTGCCCTATAACATATTTTTCCTCAGAAATTTCTGCTGTAGAATCAGCATCCCCAAATGGATTGCCAGCGTCGAAGTTAGAATCATCTATGTATTTAACAAAAGTTCTTTTTCTTATTATTTCAGCATTCTTAAAATCTTTATTATTTTGAAGCAAGCTAGTGACTAAGAAGTCTTTATTAGCTACCCTTATTTTTGGTCTGGGCAGCTTTCCGTTTGCTGTTAACTCAAAGCCTTCCGCTTCGATGGGGACAGGCAGATACTTAACCCCTTGCCAAGTGATTGGGTGCTTAAATATGGACCCACCGTGTATATCTATAGATAAGAGAGGTTTATTAACAACATCAGGAAATATACGGTAAAATTCTAATATTGCTGTAGGCTGTAAATCCAGCAAGCTTCTAGCTATCTTATCTTCACCTTTTCCCATATTTAAATATACACAATTCTACCTATTATAGTCCAAAACAATGCAAATTAAACAATCGACTTCTCCCAGTTTAACTTTTAAAAGTTATTTTATCGAATTCTGTGAAAGGTCAAAACCTATGGATTTTTGCCAGATACCCTCCAGAAGATTGAGAAGGGAAAAAATAGAACAATATCTCAAAGAGTGGTCGAAAAACTCAAAGATATATGAGGCATATGAAAACCAAAAGTTCTTAGTCGGTGGCATATTCACACAATCAACGAATAGCGTTGAGCTAGAGTTTGGGTTTGGTAATTTTAATGATTTTTATCACCACAAAATAGCAGAGGGTTGGCATGAGATGTTGCTCCAAGTCTTCGATGACTACTCGCACAAATTAGTTACAAGCCCACTGCGTAGGAAATATAAGGCAAAAAGTTTGTTGAAATGGTTTCAAAAATATGATAAGATGTGTAAGACAAAGAGAGTCAACGGACAATTAATAGCGACTTGGAACAAAGATGACTGGTCAAATTGAGATCATTGGGGCAAATAAGGGGTTCGAAGAAATCAAAGGCAAAGAGTTTTCTGGGTCTTTATCGTTTAGTGAAGGCTTGCATTCTTTGCAATTCAACGATGAAAAATACTGCTTTGAGATAAAAGACATCCTTTTCAAAGAAGAAGCAATAGTGCTAAATGGCTGGGCCAGCGACGAAAAATTAAATATCGGCCAAATTTCTATTGCTTTTAAGCCAAATAATTCTTGACTAACCTCTCGTTCATTGTAAAGTGGCCTCGTTCGCAATAATATTGGCTTTAATTTTCAGCTACATACAAACCAAATAATGAAAGAAATTAAGTATCGGGTATTCGACCGTAAAGACAAGTATCAGCAAACTTATTCTCCTGAACTGGAGGGGGGTTTAGACTGGGCTATACAATGCGCTAGCCATACTCAAGGCAGGGTTGATGAAGTAACACTGGAAAACGGTGAGATCGTATCTTCTGTAACCATATACCCCAAGAAAAAGAGGAAGTGAGTTTAATTTCCTCAGTTTTAAAGTCTTTAGAGCTTTTTCTCCAACTCAAAAATAATTCTTTTTATTATGAGATAAGGGAGAAATCAAGAAAACGTCAAACACAAATAATCAATGAAATTGAAAAATTACGCGATGCTGGCGACAGCAATTCTAGTGACCGTGCTGACCTCTTGCGCGACGAACTCAAGTCCGAACGTGAAGAACTTGAACATCTTTCAGCCTTCTACACTAAGGCTAAAGGCAAATCAAAGAGTTGAAACAATTGATGGCTTCTATACCCCTCAGACCGATGAGGTTTGGCATTCAGATGCAAGATTTAGAAGGCTTGAAAGAGAAATTTACTCTAAGTGAATTTAGGAGTTGACAAAATTTACACAAGAACTATAATAAAAAAATGAAGACAGTATTAATTAGTCTTATGACCATGTTGGGCGTTGCCGTTGGTAGCGCAGGAGTTACCGCTACTAGCCTTTTTGGGAATCTTTCCCCAGAGGTTAGCGTTTCCTACAATAACCTGTCCACTAGTGGAGGATTGGGCATCAGAGATGAATCTGTTGCTTACTCGTTAGCAACGAGCATTCCTCTTGAGGGGGCAGACGTTCATCTCGCACTTGATCTCCATGATGTTGATGGGGGCTGGGAAAAAGATTGGTCTGTTGCATTCAGCCGTCCAGTCGAAGTTTTCGGACAAAAGCTCGGTCTTGAAGTTTTCTACAATAATGTAGATTCCTCTTTTGGACCTTGGGATGAAGTAGGTGTCGCGGCTGTTTTTGATGGCGGTTTCGCTGATGTTACAGCTTCCTTCTGGAAAGAACTTGGTTCAAATGCTCCTTATGGAGTTGAGCTTATTGTATCGCGTGATTTCGATACTCCAGTCGAAAATCTTACCCTTACTCCCTTTGTTGCAGTCAATGTAGCAGAAGAATACAATGGAGTAGAGGCTGGTGTATCTGCCACTTATGATTGGAACGGTGTTTCTGTTTTCCTTAAAGGCTCTTACAACCACAATGACCTTGATGGATCTGACCCTTACTCTTTAGATCATGATTGGCACTTTGGTGGAGGTGTTTCTTACAAGTTCTAAACCATAGCAAATAAAAATTAATAAAAAAAGCGCGGCGAAATGCTGCGCTTTTTTTGTGATTTCTTTTAAATATTAAGTGTAATATAAATTATGGAACCGGAAAAGTCTATTATAAAGGAATTTCTAAATGGTGGTTGGTTGGTTCCTCTTGTCGGTGCTGCTGCTATGTTTGCTAGACTTTTGTCGGGAAGCAATGAGTTATCCTGTAAGCAACAACTAAAAAGGATACTAACGGCTTCTATAGCTGCTGGCATAGCTTGGTTTGTTTTAGAGCAAACCGATGTATCTTCTCTCACAAAAGCTATTACTTATGGTATCATTGGAGTGGTTAGCCCAGAAATAATAAGCGGCATTGTTCGTCTTGGAGAAAAGTTCGCTAAAAACCCAGAAAATTTTATTAAAAAATGAGACCAAAATTTATAGTTTTTTGTTTAGCGGCTATTTGTCTGTGTTTTGGGATTAGAGGCGTGAAGCTTACTGAAGATATAAAAAATACTCTAAGTGAAAATGCTAGACAAGCAGAGTCCTCTATAATGGAGATTGGAATGTGCTTTGATTGGTATGGTGTAATAATAGTGGATTCAGTTATAAAAACATCTCACGGCTTAATGAAGCCATCAGAGATGGTTGAGATCTTAGAGGAAGAGAGTGTCAACAAGGATGAATATCTAAAAGGATATAAAAAAGATATCACCAGCAAAGAGGTGGAATATGCAGAATTTGTTTTCGCCCAAGACAAAAAAATAAGTTCTTATGTAAGACAATTAGTTGAATGGGGGCATACTAATGACATAGACAGCATTAAAGGTTCTATACCTAGCATGTATGAAATGACAGACCCAACTATTGAGGCAATCAATAACATTATGGACACAAAAATGTATTATAATGAGGAAAAATCTGCCCTCCTCAATGACAAAATACAGCTTTATTCTGACTTCATGTTATTGGCAATTGTTTTATCGGTTGTTATGTCAATTTGTGCTGCGTTTAGTAAAAAATGCTATTAAAAAATGTCAAACGCACCATTTAGAGTATCAGATTTAAAGATAATAACCAATCCTGACAATGATTCAGGTCTGGATTTGTATGATCATGGTGATACTTCCAATCCCATAGTTCAAATTGATGGAACTGCCAATGCTGATGGTTTAGTAAGAGTTAATTCTACTGATGGGGCTTTAAGCGCACAATTATTTAACGAGAGTAGCAGGGGCGCATTCGGGGCTTATAATGCAGGTGGTAGCACACAGTTAAATTACGTTGGGACTGACACAAATGGAGGTCTCAGTAAAACCAACGCTTCGGATGGCACTCTTAGCACCGAGATGAAGAGCGATGGGAGTAACAGAGGGGCTGTATCAGTATATAACGCAGCGGGAGACAAATTACAGGCAACTATAAAAGGAGGTAGCAATGGCGGGGTTATCGAGGCTAGTGATCCGGGTGCCACAGGTAAAGTAACATTAGAAATTGAGCAGATAGGCTCTAAATATGCAGGGTCTCTTTCCACTAAAAACACTGCTGGTAGCTTAAGTGCGAAATTAGCTACTGATGCAAACGATTACGGAATAACAACAGTTTGTGGTCCTACAGCCTCGAAAGTGATGTCTTCGCTCAGTGGGTCAGCTGCTGGAGGAGAGATCAAGATAAATGCCGCAGATGAAACTTTAAGTGCTAAATTATTCAATGAGAGCAGTAAAGGAGCTTTTGGGGCTTACAGTGCAAATGGTAGCACACAGTTGAATTATGTAGGGACCGACACAAATGGAGGTCTCAGCAAAACCACCGCGACAGATGGCACTCTTAGCACTGAAATAAAAAGCGATGGTAGCTCAAGGGGTGAGGTAGATGTTTATAATGCGGCAGGAAATACCGTTCAATCTAAATTAGCGGCAGATGCTAATGGCGGTGTTGTTCAGACAAATGCTGATGATGGAACAAAAAGTGTTGATTTAACAAGCGACTCTAATAATCGAGGCAAAGCCACTGTTTACAATGCAGGTGGAGATGAAACAAGAGTTGTTATGGAGGTAGATTCAAATGATAGAGGATCTACTAGCACACTAGATGCTAATGAAAATTTAAGCACAAAGATAACTAGTGATACAAGCAATCGAGGACAACTAGAAATCTACAACGCAGCAGGTGACACGGTT